GTTATCCAAGTAATGGTCGAATAGCTTGGGCTTTGTGGGGTGGAGAAGCTGGTAAGAGTTGGTCGCAAAAACTTGTACGAGCTATGAATAAAAGAGATGAAGAAGCAAAGTCTGCATTGGAACTTATACAAAGGCGTAACAAGTTACGTGAGGAATCTTGGGATTATAGGACTAACAGGTTTAGAAGTGAAAAGGTAAAAGATATATTGTACAAAGAACACGATAAGCTCTTGACACAATGGGAAAAAGTTTTTCAAGATACATACTTTGATTTACTGCAATCACAAGATTTAGCCATATTTAATTCTTTAAAAGATAATATGAACGAGGGATTAGCAACATTTGCGATTGATGAAAATATTAAATCTTGGTCTGCTGATGTGTTTGATTTGTATGTATCTTTGGCTAATGACTTTGCCTTTTATCAAGTTGATTTGTTAATGCCTAACGAAAAACAAAGTCCGCTTGTAATCCCACATAGAGAAAAAAGAAGTAGGAACGATATTATTGAACAGGGTTTTTTCTATCGTTTGATATCTGTTGATAGATTTCCATTGTCAAAACTAACAAACAATAAAGAAGCTATTGCATATATTAATGAACGTATTGAACAAGTGTTACCTAGTATGGCTCGTACATCTAAAGATAGGTTTAATAGAGAGTTTAGAAAAGCATTGCAAGATGGTCTTGACTTAGGATATTCTGGTAGACAGTTGCAAAGATATGTAGCTAATAATGTCAAAAAAGTACTTAGCAAAAAAAACTTGTCAAGAGCATTGTTGATTGCTCGTACAGAAACTAATGCTATTGCTAATTATGGTCGTGGAGTTGGTGCAAAATCTACCGGAATAATATATACTAAAGAATGGATTTCACAAAGAGATGACAGAGTGCGAGATGCACACGTATCTCTTGATGGAACAGAAGTAAATGAAAATGATGCTTTTAACTATCAAGGATTTCGTTTAGAATATCCAGGAGATAGTTCTCTGGGAGCACCAGCAGGGCTGACTGTTAATTGTAGATGTTTTCTTAGTTATCACGAGAAAAGGATATAGATTTGAAAGAGCAAAAAGCAAAAGACTTACTAAGTTTTAACGAAGCAGAGGGTAAAGTAAGTGCAGTATTTTCTGTGTTTAATGAGATTGATTCAGATGGAGATGTAGTTTTACCTAAATCAATAAGAAGTGGATATGGCGATAAAGGTGTCGTTATGTGCTGGGGGCACGATTGGAAGAACATTATTGGTAAAGGTAAAATTAAACAAGATGATACCCAAGCAGTTTTTGAGGGAGAGTTCAATATGAACACTACTGCTGGTAAAGAAGCATACGAAACTGTTAAAGCTATGGGAGATATTCAACAATGGTCTTTTGGTTTTGAGGTCAACGATAGTGAACATGGTATGTTCAAAAAAGATGGCGGAGATGAAGTCGAAGTACGTTATCTCAAAGATGTTAAAGTCTGGGAAGTAAGCCCAGTCTTAGTTGGAGCTAATCAGAATACACATACATTAGCTGTTAAAGACAAAGATATTAAAGATGAAGAAGCAGTTGATGATGTCGATACAGAGTTTGAAGAAGTAAAAGAAGAAAAAGATATAGGTTTAAGATTTACAGATGAAGTGGATAACTTGCTTATCAAGATGGTCGCTTTGTTGAAAAGAGCTAAGGAGCTTACTGCCTTACGCTTGGGTAAAGAAAAAACATTATCAGATAACAGCGTTGAAGCGTTGCAATCATTAAAAGATGCGTTGCAAGATATGCATCAAGATATTGATACATTGCTTCGTGTTGGAACTGATAATACAGAAGTAATGGAAAATGAGATTGATGTTAATGATTTGTTTAGAAACACGCAACAAATCTTGACTGACACTCTTGATATTTAGGAGAACGTATGTCATTAGACAAAAATACTGCGAAACTTCAAGAATTGAGAGAGGAATTGCAAAAGTTTGCAGGAGAAAAAGATTTTTCAGAGTTTACTGCCGAGGATAAAACCAAATGGGCAGAAATGAATGATGAAGCTAAAGCTCTTGCCGAATCTGTTAAAGAACAACAAATCTTTGAAAAAGAGATGGAAGAAAATGCAGAAGCAATTGAAGCTGGTAAAACAGTTAACCCTTTACCAATTCACGAAGAGAAGCAAGAAGAGCCTAAAGGACTTTCAAAGCAAGTCAGAGAATCAAGAGCTTTCAAAGAGTATACAGAAAATGGACAGCTTAACATTGCATCACAGATAAAGTGGAATCCTTTATTGGAAACAAAAACTTTACTTGATGAAGCGTCAGCATATCCACCTGCTGTAACCAGAAGCGATTTGATAATCCCTACTGCTTTAAGAAATCCGAATACAGTGATTGATTTGTTTTCGGTTATTCCGACAACTCAATTCCAATATAAATATCTTGAAGAAACAACATTTACCAATAACGCAGCAGAAGTAGCAGAGGGTGGAGCCTTTGGGGAATCCGCTCTTGCATTTACAGAGAAAACTGAAAACATCAGAAAAATTGGTGTATCAATTCCTGTAACTGAAGAACTACTTGCAGATGTTGCTAGTGTAAATGGTTATCTTGATTCAAGATTAAGAACAATGTTACAGTTAAGACTTGATGATGTTCTTATTGGCGGTTCAGGTGTTGCTCCAATCATAAAAGGTCTTTTGAATGTATCTGGAATTAATACATTTAACTTCAGTTCATATTCAGGAAATCTTGGTAGGATTGGACAAATCTATCAAGCAATCACTGAAATTAGAAAAGATGCATTCCTAGAGCCAGATGCAATATTAATGCACCCTAGCGATTGGAATGATGTTGTAACAGCAGTTACAGCCGACTTTAATGGAGATGCTACTAAAGGTATTGCAGGAAAAGACCCATTGTTTGTGGGTGCTGGAATGTTCGGTAGTGGTGTACAACCATCTATTTGGGGAGTAAGGGTTGTTCCTACTTCAGCAATTTCAGAGGGTACAGTTCTTGTCGGTGTATTTGGTGGAGGTCTAGCAGCACACATCGTGTCCAGAGAGGGCATGGAAGTTGCTATGAGTGATTCACACTCTGACTTCTTCACAAAGGACAAAGTAATGATGAAGGCATCTATGAGGGTAGGATTCCCTGTATATAGACCAGCAGCATTCTGTTCGATTACAAACTTCTAAGGAAGTAAAAAGTTTGTTTTGCATCTCACTTGGACTATGCAAATAATCTAAGTGGGAGCAAAACATTTGAGAGGAAATTATGAAAATAAAAAAAGATGTATATATTAATGATGATGGCGACATTGGTTATGGCGTTGATGGTGGTCTACCAAAAGGTTGGGCTAAAGGTAAATTAGTTGCCAGAGCTGGTGATGAAATGCCAGATATACAAGCTAAAGCATTAGGTATAAAGAACGAAACAAAAGCCAAAGCACCAGCCGAAAACAAAAGTAAGTAATTTATTATGGCTATTTCCAATGGCTATGTAGCTTTGTCCGAACTCAAATCCTACATTGGTCTTAGTGGAAGTGGGCAAGATACTAACTTAGAGAACGCCATTGAGGGTGCTTCTCGACTTATAGATAAAGTATGTGGTAGGAAGTTTTGGGTTGATAGTAACGCTATCACTAAACTGTATACACCGATAAATGAGTTTTATGTCATAGTTGATGATATTGCTACTACTACTGGATTGGTTGTAAAAACTGATGATAATGATGATGGAACACACGAAACAACTCTTACAATAAATACAGATTTTATATTATTACCATCTAATCCAGAACATATTGGTACTTCTGGTGGTAACGATTACTATGCACCACAAAATGAGATTAGGATTTTATCTACACGTTCAAGCAAAAGGTTTGACCCATTGGTTATTCAAAATGTAAAAGTTGAAGCTAAGTTTGGTTTTGCTGTTGTACCTGATGCAATCAAACAAGCAACCTTTATTCAAGCATTGAGATTTTTCAAAAGAAAAGATACACCATTTAATGTTTTTGGTAATGAACAAACAGGGCAACAAGAATTATTTAACAAGATAGACCCTGATGCTATGCAACTTATTAAAGGTTTTGTAAAGCATAAGTTATGAGTTTTAAAGTTCAAGGCGGAGATGAGATTGCCAAGAGAATGAATCTCAATAAATTAGGTGCAGTTCCTTTACGTAATTTCTTTTCAGCTTATGGACAAGTTGTTGTAACTAAATCTAAAAAAGAAACACCTAGGTTTAAAGGTAATCTTAGAGGAAGCCTTACATTTAAAATGGCTAGGGGTATAGGTGGTATTCCTTTAGGTATTGATGTTTTTTCTCGTAGTCCTTACGCCTTATATGTACATGGGTTTTATGATATGAAAACTAGATTGAATCCTCCATACACTAGAAGTAAACCGCATTACCCACCAATCAAAGCGTTAGAAGAGTGGTCTAAAGCTAAGGGTATTAGTCCTTATCTTGTGCAAAAAGCAATAGGCGAAAAAGGTACTCCGCTTGTACCATTCTTTAAAATAGGTATTAAAAAATCAGAGCCAGATAGAAAACTTTTGTTAGCTAAAGCTGGGTTGCAGATTACTGCTACTTGGAATGCTGGTAGAATATTACCGAAAAGATAATGGCTAATTTAACAAACATAAGAACAGAGATTGCTAACAATCTTGGTGCAATATCTTCACTTACTGTGTTTAGATTTGTACCAGATTTTATTGAGCCACCGACAGCAGTTATTGGTGTCTTTGAATCTATTGAATACGATACTGCAATGCAAAGAGGTGCAGATAAGTATGAGATACCAGTTTATCTTTATGTCGGTAGGGTTGATGCCCAAGATAGTCAAGATACTCTTGATGCCTTTTGTGCATCTACCGGAAGTGATTCTGTTAAAACTCAAATAGAATCTGATACATCGTTGAATGGACAGGCACAATCTGTTAGAGTTACATCAGCAAGTAATTATGGTGTTTACAATATTAACAACATTGATTATCTTGGTGTAGAATTTATCGTAGAGGTAATAGCGTGAAATATTTATTAGAACAAGATTTATTTATAAAAGATAAGATATACGAAGCTGGTAGCGTTGTGGAAGCAAATGTCATACCGCAAAAGTCTATCAAGTGGTTAGTTGAACAGGGTATAATTATAAAGTTTGATAAAAAGTTAGAAGCTGAAATGTTAAAAAAATCAGCACAAGAAGAGGAGTAATTATGGGATATGGCTCTGGCGGAAGTGGTCGTGGTCGTTCTGGGCGTAGGCGTAGAGGTAGCTCTAACAGGCGTAGAAGAAGAAGAGGTAGATAATGGCGTTTGCTCATGGTAAAGCTAGTAAAGTTTTTGTAAATCAAACAGAGTTTTCAACATATTTAAACAATGTAGATGTTGCACGTACAAGTGATGTTGCTGAATCTACAACTTTTGGTAATTCAAGTAAAACTTATATAGCAGGTAATCAAGATGGAACATTTTCTGTTGCAGGTTTTTTTGATGCTACTGCTGATGCAACGCTTCAACCACTTGTTGGTGGTAACGATTTTGTTTTTGTAATGGGTATTGATGGTGTTGATGCTACCGATAGGTGTGCATTTGCACAGGGAAACATTACGAATTATGGTGTGTCTAGTCCAGTCGGAGATATTGTGGCAAGTTCTATTGATATACAAGCTGATAGCGGTTTGTACAATGGTCTTGTCTTAGAGAACGCAACTATAACTGCTTCTGGAAATGGTACTGCTAGGGATAATACTAACTCAACTGCTAATGGCGGTGGAGCGTTTATATTAGCTACAACAGTATCAGGTAGTACACCTAACCTTACAGCTAAGATTCAACATAGTGCGGATAACGTTACCTATGTTGACTTGGTAACTTTTACAAGTTTGACTTCTGCTGGTGCAGAGTTCAAGCAAGTTGCTAAGGGCACAACTGTTAACAGATATTTAAAGGTTAATTATACTGTTACAGGTACGACACCATCTTTTGCTGTTATAGTTGGTTTTGGAAGAAATAATTAATAGAGAGGAAAAATAGATATGGCATTTGTACATGGAAAAGATTCAGTATTCAAACTTGATAATGCTGGTGGAGCATTAACAGATATTTCTGGTTTTGTGAACAGCGTTGATTTTCCAGAAACTGCTGATGTTGCAGAAACAACAACATTAGGAGATTCAAGTAAGTCCTATATTGTTGGTCTTAAAGATGCAACCATTTCATTGGCAGGTCTTTACGATTCAACACTTGATGCAATACTTGGTGCAGTTGTAGGTCAATCTGCAACACTTAGCTTCGAGTATTCTCCAGAGGGAACTGCTGGTGGAAAAGTTAAATATACTGGCGAGTGCATACTTACTTCTTACTCACTATCAAGTCCAGTTGGAGATGTTGTTGGCTACTCTGCTGATTTGCAAGTAAGTGGAGATGTAACAAGAGGTACCCACTAAATTTTAAAAATATAAGGAAGAACACATGGAATTTTTAAATATTGACAAGTTAAAAGATTTACCTAACGTTCCAGTCAAAGATATTGAGATACCGGAATGGAAAACAAAAGTTAGAGTAAAAGGTCTTACGAAAAAGATGCAGATTGAGTTAGCACGTATATCTAATGCTGATGAGAATGATGCATTTGATTACCAAAAAGCATTGTTAAAAGCAAGTGTTATTGAGCCTATGCTTGATGATGATGCTATTGAATTGTTATATGAAAAAGATGCAGTAGTTATAGACAAACTGTTTATGGAGATTGCAGACTTAAATGGTATAGGCGGTGATGTTCAGCAAGATATAGCTGAACAATTTCAAGAGTAATCCAGACTTAGCTTTTACATTTCGTTTAGCTCGTGATTTATCAATGACAGTCGGCGAACTTAATAGTACAATGTCATCATACGAATATACGCAATGGGCAACATTTTATCTTTGGGAACAGGAAGAACGTAATAAAGTACAAGCCATTGCTGAAGCAGAAGCGAAAAAGAGGAGATAATGGGTGCATCTGATTTAATAATTAGGATTGCTACGCAAGGTGCAAAACTTGCACAGGCTCAAATGTCTGCATTAGGTAGCACCGCTAAAAAGTCATCGGCACGACTTGCACAATTTGCAAAGGTTGGAGCAGGTGTTGTTGCTGGTGCATTACTTGCAATTGGTAAGGGTGCTTCTGAATCTGTTAGAGCCTTTACTGATTTTGATTCTGCTCTTACTCAATCTCTTGCAATTATGCAGACTACTACTGCACAACAAGAACGTATGGCACAAGTTGCTCGTGATGTTGCTATGGAAACAACTATTTCTGCAACTGAATCTGCTGAAGCGTTTTTCTTTTTAGCATCTGCTGGTTTAGATGCAGAGCAGTCGATAGCGGCGTTACCACAGGTTGCAAAGTTTGCACAAGCAGGTATGTTCGATATGGCACTTGCTACCGACTTAGCAACTGATGCCCAATCTGCACTTGGTTTGTCTGTTGATGATGCACAAAAAAACTTACAGAACTTAACTCGTGTAACAGACGTCTTGGTTAAAGCTAACACATTAGCAAACGCAACAGTACAACAGTTCTCTGAAGCTCTTACTAACAAAGCTGGAGCAGCACTCAAAGTCGTGAACAAAGATATCGAGGAAGGTGTTGCAGTTCTCGCAGCATTTGCAGACAGAGGTGTTAAAGGTGCTGAAGCTGGAGAAAAACTTAACCAGATATTACGTGATGTTCCAAGAGCAACAGCTAAAAACAGAAAAGAGTTTGAAGCACTTGGTTTAGAAATGTTCGATACAGAGGGCAATATGAAAAATGTTGCTGATATTATATCTGAACTCGATTCTGTTCTTGGTGTTATGTCTGATGAGATGAAAGCGGCGACATTAGACCAGCTTGGTTTGAACAGAGGTGTTGCTGATGCTGTAAAGATTCTATCTGGTGCTGAAGATGAGATTCGTGCTTATGAATCTGCACTTCGAGATGCTGGAGGTACAACTCAACAGATTGCAGAAAAACAACTTGAATCTTTTAAATCACAACTTGATTTGCTTAACAATGCAGTGAATAACTTTGCAATCATTATGGGGCAAGATTTGATACCTGCACTTGAAAAAGCAGTAGGATTCTTTCAAACTGCGACTGAACGATTAATTAAATTTAAAGAACGTCAAGATGATGCAGAGGGTTCATCTAAGGCGTTTAAACTTGCAATCATTGGTATTGTATCAGCTATTGCACCATTTTTTCCAGTCGTTACTGCTGTTGGTCTTGGGTTGGCAACGTTAGTCAGAATTATTGGTAAAGGCAACGAAGAGTTCAGAAAAAATCAAGAAATATCAGTTAGAACAGTTGATATTTACAGGAGAATGCGTAATCAATATCACGAAACTTCTGAAGAAGCTGGGGAAATGGTTGAAGTACATAAAAGCCTTGATGAGATTCTTGATGGTACTAACTTTACTGTTGATGAGCTTACAAAACAGTTTGAAGAAAACAATATTGTACTTGATGAAAATGCAAAAGAAGCACTTAAAACTGCACAAGCGTATGAAGATGGTTTGCTTGGTGGTTTGCAATCAGTTGTTGATGCTCTCGACCAAATGGAAGCTATGCAAAATCGTATTACTAAAGCTGAAGAACGTAGAAACAAAGCAGTACAAAAACAAATCAAAGCTGATGAAAATGTTGAAAAGGCAACAAACAATGTTGAGTTAGCTAAAGAAAAATTACAAGCTGTACAGGGTAAGGGAGCACAAGTTACTGCTGAAGAAGAACTTGCAATCCTTAGAGCTAAAAAAGCATTTGATGAACTTGCTGAAACACAAGATGGTAGTAGGGAAATGGAACTTCAATTAGCTGTTGCTAAAGAAGAATACAACAGGTTAGTTAAAGAATCTACTGAATTATCTCGTGATGAAGAAAAGGCGTTAAGAGATGTAGAGAACGCTGAAAAAGAACTGATTAGGGCTAAGGAACAACAAAAAGAAGCCATTGATAGTGTTAGAGAAGCACAAAAAGAACTTAACAAAGTTAGCGAACAAAGTTTTAAAAATACACTTAATCAAGCCATTGCACAAGAACAACTTACAAAAGCTCTTGCTAAATTTGGAGAGGGAACAAAAGGTTATGAAGATGCTCTGAAAAAAATGTCTAGGATTACTGGTGTTGAGATTGATAAGTTAATGAAGATGTATGATGATTTGTTTGCTAAGTCATCACGTATTGGTTTATCTCCTAGTCCAACTAGCGAATCTGAAACTACTTCATCATCTACTGGTGGAACGCCACAAGGTGGTAACAAGTTTCCAGCAAGTGGTGGCGGAGCAGTTCCTATGGAGTTCACACCTGTAAGTAGTTCTGGATTATTAACACGTGCTGGTACAACAAATATTATTACAGTAAATCCACAAGCATTACTAGGTACTCCGCAAGAGGTTGAAGAAGCTGTTGCTAAAGCCTTACAAGAAGCGTCAAGGCGTGGTATTAACGTTGCGTTCTAATGCCAGTTGCATTTGATTCCAATGTTAATCTTGCAGTAAAAGTTGCATTTGATAATAACCCTTTTGATGAAACTTTAACTTTTACAGATATTAGCAGTTATGTAAGACAGTTTAATACTAAAAGGGGTAGGACTAACGAGCTTGGGCAGTTTGTTGGTGGAACTCTATCTTTACTTTTGTCCAATGATGACAACAGGTTTAATCCTAATAACACAAGTTCTCCTTATTATGATTCGGTAAATGGTAGAACTAAAATACAACCGCTTAAACCTATACAAATTACAGCAACTTATAACAGCGTTGAATATCCAATCTTTTTCGGTTTTTTAAGTATTATTCCAGTATCTTTTCCAGCGTTGGGTGCAGACAGCGTTGTACAGTTTAACTGTGTTGATGCCTTTAAAATTTTAAATCAACAAACATTATCTGCTACTGGTTGGCGTATTGGTCGTGGTGGTTTTTCAGAGATTGGACAATCTACTGTATTAGGTTATGAAGATGTTCAAGAATTATCTAGTGATAGGGTAACTAGGTTGTTAAACGTTGTTCAGTTTCCTACTACGCTTAGAGATGTTCAAACTGGAACTTTACAAGTACAACAACAACCAACTTCATTAGATATTCTTACTGCTATAAGACAATGTGAAACTGCGGAAAATGCACAATTTTTTATTGGTAAAGATGGTAAAGCTGTGTTTAGGAATAGAAATTATCGATTAGCAAATACTAAGGCTACAACTGTTCAAGCATCTTTTGGTAATGATGGTGTTTTACTACCTTACGTTGATGTACAAACTTCTTTTGATACTAATGAAGTACGTAATGTTTATCAATGGACTAGGTCAGGTGGAACTACACAGATAGTTACTGATGGTAATTCTGTACTAAGGTACAGACCTATTGCTAACGTAGAAACAACTATCAATGTTAGTGATAGTGATGTTTTGTCTATTATTGAACAAAAGATTGCTGAAACATCGTTACCTATCACTCGTATTGATTCTATGCAGGTTGCACCTAGACAAAGCACTGCTTTATGGGAAAAAGTTTTAGGATTAGAGTTTGGAGATAGAATCTCTATAAAAATAGTAAATCCAGATAGTTCTAGCTATACTGATGAATTATGGATAGAATCCATACAACACAGAGTAGATGCATCTGCACAGACTTGGGATTGGACAGTTACTCTAAGTCCAGCAGGCTCTAGTGGTTGGGTATTAGGTCAAGCTAATCTGGGAGTAGGAACAAGATTTGCATACACGTAGAAAAGGAGATTAAATATGGCTGGAGCAGGGTTTAAGGTATTTCAAACTGGAGATTTGATAACTGCATCAGAGTTCAACACCTTTGTAATGGAACAAGTAATTATGGTATTTGCAGATGCAACTGCACGAGATACCGCAGTTACAAGTCCAGCAGAGGGTATGTTTTGTTTTTTAAAGAATACAAACACTTTACAATTTTATGATGGTAGTAGTTGGTCTGGATTCATTGGAGAGGGAGATATTACATCTATTGTAACATCTGCAACTTCTGGTTTGTCTGGAGGAACGACTAGCGGTGTTGCAACATTATCATTAGACCCTAGCCAACTTACTGATGGTTCAGCAGTTACTGTTGATACTGCTAACGATTTGCTTATTCTTGAAGATGTTACTGATGGAACTGTATATAAAGTTAAACCTAATCAGATTGCATCTGGTAGTGCTAACGCATTAGTTGATGGCGATTCTGATTTTACGATTACTGATGGTGTATCTAATGGTATTCATTATGAACTTGATAATACTGATATGGCTAACTGGAATCAGCAGGGTATACAGCTTACAACTAATGGTGGTGTCTTTATGCACAATCAAACTATTGCACCTACCTTTACTATTGGAACAGGCGAGGGAGTTGTGTTAGCTGGTAGTGTAACAGTTACCGGAACGATTACTGTTAATGGAACATTGGTTGTTATATAATGACAGTCTTAAAAGTTAACACACTAAGTAAATCTACTGGAAATAATATTCAGATGGACGCTCCATTGAATTTTAAAAGTTACACAACAACTCAAAGAAATGCACTTACGAGTGTAGCTGGAGATGTGATATTTAACTCGACTGCAAACAAAATACAATTTTATGATGGTTCAGGTTGGGTTGATGCATAATGTCAGTTGATTCAGCATATAACTTAGTCGCATCGCAAGATATTTCTACTGGTTATGCATATTTAGATTTAACAGGTATGTCTGATACTTATGAAATATACTATTTTTCTTTTCATAATGTCAAAGTTGCTAGTGAATCATATTTAGATGTTATTCCAATGGTTGGTGGCTCTGCTGTGTCAGGCACAAATGCCGATTTGATGGGGATAAGAAGAGATTTCGCATCTGGTAACCCAGCAACTTTTTACAATTCTTTGCATGCTACTAGAGAATTTATTTTTAGAACAGGTTTTCCTATTGATGCTGGTGGAACACATGGGGCTTATATAGAGGGTTATTTATTAAACGCTAGAAGCTCTACCCATAGAACATATTGTACAGGTCAGAGTGTATCTTGTGTTACAACAAATAAAGGTGCATATACAAGTGGTGGTTTTCAATATCCTACAAATGATGTTTTTAGTGGTTTAAGAGTAAAAGCAAGTACAGGAAATATAAACAATGGCAAATTTTTGCTGTATGGTTTAGATAAGACATAGAAAGGAAATTATGGCAAAATCATTAGATGATTACAAAGCAGAGGTAACTTCTGAAGTAGAAGCTCAAAAACCAATGATGATTCTTAATTCTGATGGAACTGAAAAAGAAATGTCAGAAGCAGATTATGAATGGTATATTGCAACTACTGCACAAGGTCGTTATGACATGGAGCAAATGGCTTATGCTGAAGCAAGAATCGCAGAATATGGAAGTATAGGCGACCAACTTGATATGCTATACAAAGATATTGATGCTGGTAAGTTAAACAAAAATGGTGCTTGGTATAAGTTTATTAAAAAGGTCAAAGAAGATAATCCGAAACCAGAATAGGAATAAATGAGTACATTAAAAACTAATACAATATCAACGAATAGTGCAAACAATGTTGCGTTAGATAATTCTTTAAAATTAAAGGGTTATACAACTACTGATAGAGATGCACTTACTTCTGTTGCTGGAGATGTTATTTACAACACGACAGAAAACAAAATGCAATATTACACAGGCACCGAGTGGATTAATACTGGTTCACCAGATTTGGTTGGCGATTTAGAATATTTAGCAACAATGGATTATTCTTCATCAACAGCAGGTAGTGGACAAAATGTATTGACTACTGCTAATGGTGGCTCTTTAAATGTAGGTGCTTATGATGAGTTCCTTATTTTTCTTACTGGTGCAGTTAACTCTGGTGCTTACAATATGAACTTTGTTCATAGTGGTCGTAATGGCGATAATTCAGGTGGATTAGGTAGCAGTCTTTATTCAAAAGCATCTTATGAAGTAAGAGCTGGTTCATCATCATTATCGATAGGATATAACGCACAAAGTAATAACTACAATTCTATTACACCCGGAGAATTTAGAACTGCAACTTATGCAAACAGTCAAGCTACTGCGGTTTATAGAGTTAAAAATTTTAGCCACAATGGTTATATGCCAGTCGCAAACATTAAATTTATTTATCAAGGTGCTAGCCCAGGATATAGAAATACTGCTTCTTGGTTTGAAACAAGCGGTGAAGCAGGAGGTTTTTATGTCGGTGGTTATACTTCTGCGAGTTGGTTGTATAAAGTTCATATCTATGGAGTGAAAGGTTAATTATGATAGGATATATATATGTCAAGTGAGATAAGAGTAAATACAGTTAATGAGGGCACTTCTGCATCTGGAGTTACAGTTGATGGTGTTCTTATCAAAGATGGTTTAGTAGATGGTAAAGATGTATCAACATTATCTAACAGTGTTGCCTTTTCTGAAGTAGATGTTTATGTTTTAAATACAGATGTAACTGGAGATGAAAATCCAATAGCTGGTACTAAATTTACAAGACACACAGGTACATTGTTAAATTATCCGATTGGTAGTGGTATGACTGTTAATTCATCTGGGCATTGGACATTTCCATCAACAGGATTTTATGAGGTTACTTTTATAGCTAATGTCGAAAATGACACAAACTCAAATGCATCTCAAATTTCTATACATGGTACTGACAACAACTTTGTTGGTACTGATGTTATTGCTTTATCAAGATTTTATGGTAATGATAATTCAAGAACTAACTATCAATGCAAAGTAATTGTAGATATAACTGATGTAGCTAATGATAAAGTGTCGTTTCAATTTGATGAACAAAACCAATCAACATTACATGGTACAACAGCAGAAATGCACTCTGGCGTTATGTTTATTAAAATAGCGAGTACCTAATGGCTAGTACAAGATTAATAAATGTAACTTCTTTCAGAGTTCCTAGAACAGCAGTAGCAACAATAGATTTTACAGATGTATTTTCTGCTGATTATTCTGCATACGAAATATTCGGAACAAGTATTGGTTCAGTTAGTGGCGATAATCTTATGAAAATGGCATTGATAAAGGCAGATGGTAATGTTTCAACTAGCTCTGTTTATGATTGGAAGTATAACGACATTAGAGATTCGGGTACAACACAGTCAGCAGGTAATGGAGCTGATGATACAACTTGGACATTTAGCAGACACTCTGGATATTCTTCATACGCTAGAACAACAAATTTTCGTATGGTTATTGCTCAACCTTTTGAAACAAATACACACACTATGTTTTATTGTGAAACTGAATCTTGGGTTACGCAAACTGCTCGATATATGTTGAGTGCTGGTATTTATTTTGCTACTGATAGCATTACTGGTTTTAGATTATCCAATACTACTGCTGGAACTAATGCAAATGGACTTGGTGGTGGTACAGTCAAAGTTTATGGTATTGGTGGTAGCTAATGTCTGAAATACAAGCAAACAGTATTGGTAAATATTCTGGTAATAATATTTCTTTAAGCGACCCATTAAAGTTTAAATCATATACAACCACACAAAGAGATGCATTATCTAGCGTAGCTGGAGATGTTATCTTTAACACAACCACAAACAAACTTGAACTATTTTCAGGTGGTGCTTGGGGAGAAATGGGCGGTGTTGATGCCTTTTCTTTGGAGTATCTTTTAGTTGCAGGCGGTGGTGGTGGAGCTTCTGGGCGTAACAATGCAGGTGGCGGTTTCAATGGTGGCGGAGGCGGAGCAGGTGGCTTATTGTCTAATGTATCTGGCGACAATACTGGTGGCGGTGTTACTGCTCAACCAGCATTTTATGCAGTAAAAAGCGTAGCTTATAGGGTTAGAGTTGGTGCTGGTGGTGCAAAAGGTAATGGAGCTTATGCTACAAGCCCATCAAATGAACAATCTGGAACACCCGGAACACGTTCTATGTTTCACGAATTTAAAGCTCGTGGAGGTGGCGGTGGTGCTGGAAGAAATTACAACTATGGCTCTGGAACAACAGACCGAAACTTATCTTATGGCACTACTGGTGGCTCTGGTGGTGGTATACACAATAGCGGTTCAAACAACTCTGAAGAACAACAAGGTTTTGATGGTGGTGCTGGGAATGCATCAAACTACAACGCAGGAGGCGGTGGAGGTGCAGGTGCAGTCGGTGCGACATTTGCATCTGGTGGCTCAGGCGGTGCTGGTATTTTAAGCAACATTATTACATCTACTGAAGCTACTGCTGAATCAGTTGGAGAAGTTAGCGGTGGCTACGCATATTTCTCTGGCGGTGGTGGTGCAGGCGGAAACTCAACTTTGCAGAATCCACCCGGAGGATTAGGCGGTGGAGGTCAAGGAAGTAAAACTTATTCAGATGATGCAACTGCTGGTACAGCAAATACTGGCGGTGGTGGAGGCGGTGGAGCTTCACGTTCTGATGGGAGCGGTTGGGACGCTGAACTCGGTGGCTCTGGAGTTGTAATTCTAAGATATCCTAGTGATATTACTTGTACAGTTGGTGCTGGTTTAACACAATCATCTAATTCACCTTTGACACAGGGTACTAAAAAAGTTACAGTTTTAACAGCAGGAGCAGGTACAGTTACATTTAGTTAGGAAATATTATGGCACATTATGCATTACTTAATTCAGAAAACATTGTTATAGATGTTATTACTGGTGTTGATGAAGATGATACATCTAATCTACCAAAAGAGTTTGCATCTTGGGAAGAGTTTTATGCTTCCACACTTGATGCAACTGATTGTAAAAGAACTTCTTATAACACTTCTGGTAATCAACACGTTAACGATAAAACACCTTTTAGGGCAAATTATGCTGGTGTTGGCTTTACTTATGATGCGGATAATGATGTCTTTATACCACCGAAACCTACTGATGATGCGGTTTTGAATACAGAAACTTTTATCTGGGAGGTACAGGTTGAAACTTAAATTATTTAGAATCAGTTCGCAAGAAGATTCTACTAATGGGATTCTTTATATTGATGATAAGTTTGCTTGTTATACATTAGAAGATGAACAGAGAAAAATAAAAGTTAAGCACGAAACAGCTATTCCTTTAGGTATATACGAAATAAAATTTAGAACAGTTGGTGGTTTTCACGCTAAGTACACTAAAAGGTATGGAGCTATGCACAAAGGTATGTTAGAACTTCAAGATGTACCTAACTTTGATTATATTTTAATTCATACTGGAAACACAGATGAGCATACATCTGGTTGCATCTTGGTAATGGATAATCAAGAAAACAATATTTTGATTAAAGATGGGTTTGGCGGAAAATCTACACAAGCGTACAAGCGTATCTATCCAATGATTGCTTCAGCTTTAACTCGTAATGAAAAAGTTACTATTGAAATATTAGACCAAGAAGATTTGCTAAAAGAAAAAGTACAAACCTTAGATGATGAATCATCTGAAGAATATAAAATATCTAAAAAGGTTTGGGAAAAATTAGCAGAGATTAATGGGAATATCCTTAGCTTAGATGCTAAGATTGATGGAAAACAAATCTTATAGGAGATTTTATGAATTGGAAACAATGGCTTACAAAAGTTGGAATAAGAACACTTAGAACTTTTATACAAGCATTTTTAGGTGTCTTAGTCGCAAGCGGAACAGGTATGGTCGAAGTAGATGTATTACAGAACGCACTTGTTGCAGGTCTTGTTGCAGGTATTACTGCATTACAAAATGGCTTAGAGGAGTGGACACCAGCGAACAAAGGTTAACATGATGAAAACGCAAGTTAACTTAGGTCAAATTTTACAAGGCGGTTTAGCAGCATTAGTTGGTTGGTTATTTAAAACTGTAAATGATTTACAACAAGAAGTAGCCACTCTTAAAGCACAAGTAACTGCATATCAGGATAGTATTTCAGGCTTTAATCAAAACCTTATAATTATTGAGGAAGTAATCAGAGAGATACTTTTAAAAGTTGGGGGATAACATGGGTTGCTGTGGCAATGGTTGTTGCTCTGGAGGTTAAATGCTTGAAAAAATTAGGAACAATATTGCACTTGTCATCGGTGGTTTTACTATTGTGGGTGGTATTGTTGGTGGTATTAACACAGTCGGCAGACTTGTTGATACATTATCTGGTATTGATGATAGAGTCAGTCAGCTAGAAGAACTTGTTGCTGATAACGAAATAACAAATCAGATTTCTATTCTTTATGAAAAAATATATCAACTTGAACAAGTTGCATATAATGCAGAATATTTAGAAGAACGTGTAGCGTATCTTGATGCAAACTATCAAAACTTAAATCAACAAGTTAATGATTTAGAGTGGGCGTTTGATGATTATAAAAATAGAGAAATGAACAATCAAGATTCCCAAGAATATTCAGTTCAGAAGTGGGAATGGCAAGATATGTTAAAACAGTTAGAACGTATTAAAACACAGGTTGAAAATGTCAACAGCAAGTGGTGGCAAGTAGATGATAATACATACCAGATACAAAACTTGTGGAACGAATCTCATCAGCATTAATTATGTGTACAGTATATACAAATCCTGATGGCTCTTTTGTGCAAATATGCAACTGTAAGTATGGAAGTGAGCATTGTTATGGGCGATAATGGATATACACAAAAGGAAATGATAAATAAAGTAATGATTGATATTGATAAGTTGTTTGAAAAACTAGACCAGATACAAAAAGACTTGGCTACTAGACCTACACGACAAGAAATATATGGCTGGATTATAGCAGGTATTTCTATTGCTACACTCATTACTGTTTTAATGTAAAAACTTTTGCAATTTTTGTGTATATTATGGGCACATGGACAAAGACAACAAAAGTCTTATTTCTAAAAGACAAGATGTTAAGCATAACGAAGATTTAGGTAATAATTATTATCCTAGCGGTTGGCAACCACAAGCTAGTTTTGATGAATCTACAAAAACAGGTAGCATAACCCACGTTCAACCTAGTAATAATAATTTTAAGTATGATTCTTTACTTAATAGTTGGGGTTTTGATAGTGAAGAGTTTTACATTGATGAAGATACTATTCGTTTTTCTACTTGGAATGCACAAGTTAAAGGTGGCGAGGTTGTCGATATGTACGCATTTCGTGCAATCATTAAGAAAAAAAATCCACATCACGATAAATATTACGAAAAATTACTCAGAGAAGTTAAGAAAAAGAAACCGATAAAGGTTAAAACAGGTGGAAACTGTGCTTGGTTTTTCTTTATGGCGGATTGGCAACTTGGGAAAAAAGATTTGGGAGTTGATGAAACTATAAAACTGATAAGGCGTGGTATACAAAATGGTAAAAAACAACTTAAAGATTTAGCTAAACAGGGTTTTGTTGTCAAAGAGATTTATCTTATAGGATTAGGCGACCTTATTGAAAAC